CCTCTACCATATGCATCATTAATAGCCCATGTCAATAGTCTTAACACAGTATTTTGAATTAATGTACCAAATGTGTAATTACTTGCCCCAGTGCTTGTGCCCATATAACCAGCACCAACTTTATTAATTGTTAGTCCTTTATTCTGTATTAGGCCACTCATTGAGTTGATGCCTAAGGGGCTTTGTTTTCCTGTATCACTCATGGGCAAAATACATCATCACTGCCTTGCACAATCGGATGACCGCAAGTTACTGATGAGCCTATTCTTAGTACTGGTTGACCTTCTGCAAACACAGTAGGACTACCTTCGGTTGTTACTGCCGCATTATGCGGTGGGTGGGGACGTCCAAAAGGAGCATGTGAACTAATCTGACTAGTATGCAGTCCAATGGCAATACCATTTACAAAAACCGAATCGGCTCCATGTAATATTTTACCACCTGGTGAATTTGTGTCACCTAGTCTACTTACTCCTGCCATAGATTATCCCAATACTATTTTTTTGCTAGGTACTTTAATACCTGTTGTTGCTTCTAAGTATTTGTCTTTAATGCCGTCTTCTGTATCAGCATGAAAAGCAATACTATTAGTATTTAGTGTTACGTTTCCTTTGGGTTCCGCGGTAAACAAGCTAGGAATCATTTGCATTCCTTGCGGTGTTGGTGCAATACTCACTGGTTCAGTGATAATAACATTATCACGTGTAATGTCAACAATCTTAGCGATAAGTTCTTCACCGCTGTTTAATTTAAATGTGTATACTTTTCCGATTTCCATTAGTTACTTTCTGTTAATTTTTTCTTGAGTTCTGTAAATCCACCTATTAATTCACCTTCTAAAAAGATTTGTGGTACGGTACGTGCTGTGGGGACTGCTTCTAACAAGTCCTCTTTAGAGTACCCATCTCCAATTTTCTTTTCTTCAAATGCTATTCCCTTACTGTTTAACAAGGCTTTGGCCTGTTCACAATAGGGACAATTATACTTACTCCATATGATTGCTTTCATTTATTTTCCTTTTTAGATTCTAATTTTACAGCCACTCTTGCCGGTACTCTACCACCCACTGGGTTTGGAGATCCTTCTATCGCTTGTGTAACAAATGTTGCTCCTACTGGTACAGGATCATTTGTCCAAGGTGACTCGTTCATAGGTCCATAACAGTTAGCTAATGTTACACCGTTTACTTTTTTTGGTTGAATGTCACATAACATACTCCACATATTACTCATGCCACCACCTAGTTTGTCAGTAGTTACAAACGTGCGTGTGACTGTTGGTGCGTTTGCCCAACTGGGTGCTTGTGGAACACTTTTTAATGCCGCAAACAATGACCATACTTTGCCTTTAGGAGCATCGCAAGAATTTTGCATCAATGTAAAGTTAGCAACAGCTTCACCTGTCATTACCGGACACACACTCATACCTTCTTTGAATGTTTGACCCAGCACTACAATATCTTTACCGGTTGGTGTAGTACCTGATGCCCCGCAAAAAGCATATTGACCTTTACAAATATGCACTGGTTCTGCAAATACTGGCATTGCTAAAAGTAATGCTAATGTTGTTAGTAGTTTTTTCATATTATTTCCTTTTAAATATTTGGTAACTCGTCATAGTTTAATGTATCGCCCATTACACCAATGACATAATTTGTTGATTCACTCTCTTGAAGTGCTGTTTGTTTTTTACTAGTATCGCTATGTTTATTGAACCATGGGATAGGTGTTGATTTTGGTGCTGTTGATTGATACTTGATACCAATATCACTTAATGCCGCTTTTGCAGTAAAATCAACAAAGTCCTTAAGAATATTTGCATTCAGACCAATAACAGGGCCAAATTTGAATAAGTATTCAGCCCATTCTTTTTCTTCACGTATTACATCTGCATAAATTTGATATACTTCTTTTTCGCAATCAAGTTTTGCGTTAGCAAATCTAGGATCTTCTTTAACTACTTGATTAATCATCCAAGCAGTCCATTCTTTATGTAGCAATTCGTCTTGCAGAATTAAACTGATAATATTTCCATTACCAATAAAGATTCTATTTTCTACCATAGCAAGACTTGTAGCAAAACTGACCATGAATCTAAACGCTTCCAATGCATAGCTTGCATGTAGTGCTAACCAAATTGCGTTGATATGCTCTACCTCTGAAATAAATTCACCGGTTTCTTTGCGGCAATTGATTAAATGTAGATTATCATAGTACTTACCAACACTACTAGCCATACCAATAATTTCTTGTGTGTCATGGATAGTATTGAATACATCTTTAGGTACATTATAGATATTACGAATAATATGACTATAGCTACGACTATGTATATTTGTTTCAAAAAAGCTCCAATTATACATCAACGCTTCCATTTCAGGAATACTTACAACAGGTGTAAATATTTGGCTTGGGCCACGACCTTGCAAACTGTCTAGTGCAGTTTGACGTAATAGATTGCTTGTAAAGATATGCTTAACTGTGTTGCTAGCCTCTTTAAAGTCATTGGCATCTTTAGTTAAACTGATTTCTTCAGGCACCCAAAAGAAACCTCGGGCGGTCTGTTCAATCTTTACTAGTTTATTGTATTTTACTTCTTCAAATCTTTGAATGGTTACGGGACCTTGAGGGTCCAAAAACATTTTTCTATTCAAATAATCTGTTTTTGTAGTTAGGTTATATTGTTGTTTGCTCATCTGTGTGTCTCCATGGTTTATCGTTTTTTGCCCAATCTTGTATGTCAATACTATACATCATTAATTTATTATAAATTGGATATAACCAAGCCCAATCAAAATAATGCATAGGATAACTTATCCAATCACCTAGATAATATAGTATTTCACTAGATATTCTTGCTATAATTTTCTTCATAGCTTACAGGACTCGCAATCTTCTTCATTATCAAAATCAATGATTTCTAGTGGTTTATCTTCTGCTACTTCTTTACTACCCTGCTTGTTAATCAAGCTATAATAAAATGTTTTTAGTCCCCATATATGCGCTTGCATTAAGTTTTTAGCAATCAATGTTGTAGGTACTTTTCTGTCAGGAAAATATGCAGGATTGTAGAATGTGTTAGTTGAGATACTTTGATCCACATATGCAGCCAATACTGCCGCAGTCTTTAAATAACTTTCACAGTCACGCTGGTCCCACATCAATTGATATTTGTTTTTAAGTTTAGCATAATCAGGAACAACCTGTGTTAGTGATCCGGCTTTACTTTCTTTAACACTAATTAAACTCATGGGTAACTCAATACCATTTGTGCTATTAATAACTACGCTACTACTTTCAACAGGAGCGATTGCCATTAATGTAGCATTACGTACTCCATACTGTTTCATGTTTTCACGTAGGATTTCCCAATCAAGCTCAGGAGTAAAATCTGCTAGTTCGTTTACTCCATCTGCTCTGCATTCCCAAGGAAATATACCTTGACCATAACGTGTTTTACTGCTATCTAAACATGCACCGCGCTCTTTAGCTAGTTCAACAGTGGCTTCAGTTAGATAGTATGCTTGATGTTCCATCCAACTTTTAACATCTTGTAGTGCATCTTTCTCTCCGTACTTGAATCCACGTTTAGCATGCCAATATGCTAGATTAGTGACACCGATACCCAATGGTGATATTTCATCATTACTCAATTTGCTTTGAATAGATAAGAAATCTTGATAATCGAGTATGTTACATAGACTACGCTGAAGAATACGACAAGCCCTACGCATGTCCTCCGGATTACGGAATGCACCCCAATTAATACTGCCAAGAGTACAAAGAGCAATACGCCCAGCATCGTCATCCAAACGCTTAAAAGACTTAGTAGGAAGAAGAATTTCACAACAAAGGTTACTCTGATAAATTTTATGATATTCAGGATCAAACGGTCCTTGATTCATTACGTTGTCAATAAACACAAGATATATACGACCTGTGTCTGTACGTTCTTTTAGTATTCCGCTTTTGAATACATCTTCTGCATTCATTGTCTTTTTACGTAAACTACTGTCATTTTCATATTTTATATACAATTCTTCAAATAACGCTGTGTTACTATAAAAGGCTTCGTATAAGTCGGGTACCTGGTTCGGATCAAAGAAGGTGATATTTTCTTTGTTTTTAAATCTTTTCCAAAAGAATTTGCTAAGGACAACTCCGTAGTCCATGTGTCTAACTCTTGTTTCTTCTGTACCTTGATTGTTTTTAAGAACAATAAGGTCATCAAACTGATGATGCCAAATGGGATAAAATACAGTAGCACTTGCATTACGAATACCTCCTTGCGAACAACTTCTCAAATCACCAAACCATTTCTTTAAGAAAGGAATCATACCGGTATGCATGATTTCTCCGCCTCTGATTGGTGAACCCAGTGGGCGTAATCTTCCTATCTCTAGTCCAATGCCAGCACGTTTACTAGCATACTTTGCCATCATTTCTCCACTAGCAAAGATACTATCAAGGTCGTCATCACTACGAATAAGTACACAGCTACTAAACTGCTTAGTGGGAGTACCCAAACCAGCCAACACAGGAGTAGCGAGGGTAAACAGACCATCGCTAGCGCAATTATAATACTCTTTGATGTATCGCATTCTTGCGCTATTTGGTTCTTCTTTGTGAAAGACTGTTGCGGCTGCAACCATGTATCTGATTTGTGGTGTTTCATAAATTTCTTTTGTACTGCGATTACGAACCAAATACTTTTCAATCAATTGCTCAATGGCGGCATAACTATATGTTTCGTCTTTTGAATGATCCAGCATGTCATTCATCTTATTCCAATCTTCTTCAGTATACCATTCAAGCAATTCTTTAGTATAGAGTCCAACACTTATATTCTTTTTAACGATTTCATAAATATGCGGTACTTGATAGCTACCATAGACATCTTTACGCAACATTGATAGTCGTTGTTTGCCGGCTACATATTGATAGTTGACATGACCGATGTCAGGGTGTGATTCTACATCAATTAGGTCAACAATTGCCCTAAGTGTTATTTCATCAATTTGCTGTGTTGATATACCATCATAAAAATGTAATTGACTTTTAATCTCTACCATCGATGGGCTTACGTCTGCTGTACCCTTACATACTTTTGCTACTTGTGCTTGCCATTTTTCTAAATTTAATGGTTCTTTTGTTCCACTGCGTTTAATTACATTTATCATGCTTCACCTGTTATATTTTTTATTTTGGCTATATCTAACTTATAGTCTATCTTAAATTGTGTTGAGTTAATATTTAGAACCGAATCTGGGTAGTAATTCATTATATATTTTGCGTTGTCAACCATGACTAAGGCAAATTCTTCACTATTATCGTCTTTTGCGAGGCAAAAGTCAATGTTCTTTACGCCCAATAGTGATAGTGTATATACCATGCCCAAACCTCTAGCAATATGGCAATATATGTTATCGTGTAGTAATTCCCACGGACCAGGCCAGTTAAGCGTGTCTTGGGGATGGAGATGTCTGTTGACCAGAGGTGCATATTGCCACCATTTATCTATTTCTAGACACCTAGTGGCAATATCTTTATCTTCTAGGGATTGCCTAAGCTCGTACCAACTTTTTAGTCTTGTTTCGTATTCTAATTGAAAAACATTAATCACATTGTACTTATCATTTTTAACAAATGTTTAATAAAATACAATGTGACTTGATTTTAGAATCTACCGACTGCAACTTCAATAGTACCTTCAGCACCTGTAAAGTTCTCTAATGCTTTACCAATAATAGTACCTGCACGTGCTTCGTTGTTTGCAACTGCACGACCATTTTCACCAGATACCATTAAGTCACCTTTAGCAACATTACCTGTTACTAATACTGGTACACGACCTTGTAGCGCAATGTTAACAACATGTTCACCTGCACACTCATTATTCATAGTATAAGCTGGATTAGTTGTTACTACACCTGCAACACGTGTGCTGTCAAATGTGTTAGCTAATGTAACTTCTTGGTCGCCGCCAAACACTAGAACTGTACCAGGTGCATATTCTGCGTCACTAACATATTTTTCTGCCAAGTCAGCATAAGTTGCGGCTAATTTTGAACCCGCAGTTAATGAGAAGTTACCAGTAATATATCCTGCAGTTGTGTTAGAACCAGATGTGATGTTAGTCACAGTAAGAGCCGAGTTACCTGAAATTGTAGTAACACCGCTTACAGTTAATGCTGTTAATGTACCAACTGATGTGATGTTTGGCTGTGCCGCTGTTGATACAGTAGCCGCATAACTTGTTGTTGGAATACTTAATGTACCTGTTACGTTAGCACCAGGAATACTTGTTAAGCCAGCACCTGAACCATAGTGTGCGCCACCTGCGTTAGCAATGATATTACTACCAGAGATGTTACCTGTTACAGCTAATGAACTTAGTGTACCAACTGATGTGATGTTTGGCTGTGCCGCAGTTGTTACAGTACCTGCTGTAGTTGCACTACTTACAGTACCAGTTACGTTAGCACCTGCAACTGCGTTAGCCGTTGTTGCAAAAGCAACTGCACCACTTACGTTAGCACCTGCAACTGCGTTAGCCGTTGTTGCAAAAGCAACAGTACCACTGACATTAGCACCTGCTACTGAGTTAGCCGTTGTTGCAAAAGCAACAGTACCACTGACATTAGCACCTGCTACTGAGTTAGCTGTACCTGCATATTGTGCGTTCAAATTACCAACTTGAGTTGTTGATGTCACTACGATAGGAGCAGTACCTGTTGCAACGCTAGAAACTAACTGTCCACCAGTTGTCAAGTTACCTGCTGTTACGTTAGCAGTTACAGTTAATGCACTTAATGTACCAAGACTTGAGATATTAGGTTGTGCGCCAGTAGTTACTGTACCTGCTGTTGTAGCTGTAGCAGCCGCTAAGTTAGCAACTGTTGTAGTTGAACTTACTATCAACGGTGCTGTTCCTGTAGCAACTGTAGAAATTAACTGACCCGTAACGTTAGCATTACCACCTGTAATATTACCTGTTACAGCTAAACTTGTTAATATACCAACTGAGTTAATGTTAGGTTGAGCATTAGTTGTTACAGTACCTGCAACTAGTGCGTTACCAACTTGACCACTTACGTTAGCACCTGCTACTGAGTTAGCTGTTGTTGCAAATGCAACTGCACCACTTACGTTAGCACCTGCTACTGAGTTAGCTGTACCTGCATATTGTACGTTCAAGTTAGCAACCTGAGTAGTTGAAGTTACTACTAACGGGGCAACACCTGTAGCCACAGTTGCAATTATTTGAGTATGAGTTGCATTACCTGTAGTTGTGAAAGCACCTGTACTAGCAAATGTTGCTGATGCAGTTGGTGTGATATTACCTACAGATGTAGTATAAATCACTACGTTAGTAGCACGACTTGTATCTGTGAAGTTTTCTGCCGCTTGGATATCTACACGACCAGTAGATGAGTTACCAAACTGTAAAGTACCATTGCTGAAACCACGACCTGTAAACTGTGATAAAGTATCACCTGCTTGTGATTGTAGAGGACTAATTCCTGAACCACGTGCAGTACGACCAGTAAACGCTACATATGAGTTGCTGTTACCAAACGAATCTTGTGTGATACGTGTTTGTGTGCTATCGGCACCTGCAATGTGTACGTCTGTACCGGTTGTTGTAGAATTACCTGTGATAGAGTACGTAACTAGCTGTCCAGTACCATATACTGTTAATCTAGTGTCTGGAGTTGTACCACCTATCACTAAGTTACCGCTTGATGTATTAGAACTGATTGTAGCATAGTTAGCACTTACCAAGTTAGCACCAGTCAAGTTACCTGTTGTAGTATTACCTAATACTGCTAATGAACTTAATGTACCAACAGATGTAATATTTGGTTGTGCCGCAGTTGTTAGTGTACCTGTTAAGTAATTTGCACTTACTAAGTTAGCACCAGTCAAGTTACCTGTTGTTGTATTACCTGTTACAGCCAAACTTGTTAATGTACCAACACTAGTAATATTTGGTTGTGCCGCTGTTGTTAATGTACCTGTTAATAATGTACCAATTACGTTACCACCATAGATATTACCTGATACACCCATACCGCCTGTAATAACTGCGGTACCGCTTACATTATTAGCTGCCGCTGTACTTGCAGGATATAGAACCATTGCTACGTTGTTAGTATTACCGCCACCGACAGCAAACTTCATGATTGCGTTTGGTGTTGTTGTGGCAAGAATTAAATTACCATGTGTATTGGCAGCTAAATTACCTTGAACATAAACATAACCGTCGTTTGGATTTAATACGTTTCCAAATCCATATGCATTAGCATTATTGTATGTACTTGATGTAATACCCATGTCAATAAAGAATATGTTTGTATTACCATTATCTGCTGTACATGAAATGTCAGTACTTGCGTTTGCACCACTGTTGATATTCTGTACGTTAACGTCAATATAGTCGTTATAGTTACCTGCAATCTGTAATACAGTCTGAGGAATATTTGCGTAACCTGTTGGTATACCTGCATACAATGCACCGAAACCAGTTGTTGTATTACCAAAGAACTGACCAGAGTTACCGCTAATCTGATTGATGTTACCACTGATTGTAGCATTACCTGTTACAGTCAAGTTACTTACTGTTA